AGTACATCTGCCTGCTCATTAAGATTTGTATTTCCCTCAAACTTGCGGAAAGCATCAATAACTTTGGGAATATCTTCTTTCTTAACAAGGCATTTATCGAATGTGGTACATAGGACGATTTTTTCATCATACGTGACAGATTTATCATCTACAAGATTCCAAATGGCTTTCATCTGCCCCATGTCAAATATTGATGCCCCATGGCCACAATACTTTTCCCCTAAAATGTCCCACACTCGCATTGCACCAAGCCATGTGTTACTTACCTCTCCAAAACTTTCAGAATCCCCATTTTCATCAAACTTAAAAATCTCAATGTAACTCATCCTACATACCCTCCACTTTCAACTGTTTGTCCTCGGAAACGCTCAAAAGAATTAACTGTGCATCCATATCCGGCACATTGAACTCATTCAGCGATTCTGCATTATCAACGAAAATAGGCACGTTCACACCGTATAACTCGCTAAGAGAACGGATAATATCAAGTCCGGCTACGATTCTGTGACCACTATTCAAAGTCGAATACGGAACGCCATTCACGGTACACTCGCAACAATCTTTCATACCGCCATTTAACTGCATTTCAAAGAGTTTGAAATTAACCGTCTTGAAATGACTGTTGATGGATTCAGAAACCTTATTCAGTTTGAAGCGTATGAACTCTTCCAAGAGGTAAAGCATCTGTTCCTGGTCTGCAACTTTCTGCCCGATTTCTTTCTGTTCGTCTCTAAGTGTTTCGATGCGATCATCAATCGCCACATTGTTAGCTGCCTGCGCAATAACCTTGTTCACTTCATCAAGCTGTGCCTGCAGATTGGTTTTCTCGGCTTTCAAATCAGTAACAACCTTGTCTACGCCCTCGGATTCCAGCTTGGCAATATCAGCAAGAATCTTGTCATGCTCTGCTTTCAGCTTCATATATTCTTCATTCTGTGAATAATCAGCTTCACTTGGGATCTCGGATAACTGCTTTGCATAATCATTCTGCTTTGCAAGTGCCTTGGATTCCTGCTCTTTGAGTGCCACAATATCTTCCTGCAACTTGGCGTTTTCCTTTGTCAATCGCTCAATATCAGCCTTGCAAGCGTTGCCCTTGTCAATCAGACCTTTAAGTTTTGCGCCCTTTGCATCATCAAATGCTTTGCGTGCATCCTCTAACTGCTTGGTGGCGCGCGCCTTGGCATCCGCCTTTTTCTGCTCAAAATCAGCCTTTATCTGCTCAATCTTATCTTCTGGCAACTTCTGGCCGCATAAGGAACAAACCGTTGTGGACTCATCGAACGTCCACTTGGATTCGTCAAAGAGATATGGCATTTCATCAAATGCCTTGGAAAATTCTGCATTGTATTCAACGCCAAGATTTTTCCGCTCTGCATCTGTATCGGAAATTGTCTTCTCATTTGCATTGATCTGATTTTCCGCAGACTGAATCTGATTATGTAAGTCATTGAACTCTCGTGTTGCTTCATCCTTGGCACTGTCAAGACCTCTACGTTTTGCGGAAAGTTCGTCATTCATGACCTGCATAATGCCGGACATATCAAATTGCAACTGCATTTCTTTTCCACGGAGTCTGCCAATCTCGGTTCCGGCATTTTCCATACGATCGTCAACCGCTTCAATCTTCCGCTCCAGGTCAGCCTTTAACAACTCCTGCTCTGCCACATCCACATCAACCTTGGATTTCTCTGCTTCATCAATACGAACCGGAATTTCAGCCTGTTTCTTCTTCCATTCAGATAATGCCTTGGAAAACTTGGCACGAATATCATCCGTAGACGGTGCTTTTTCCAATTCTCCAATCAGCGGCGCATACTTGGCATCTGTCTGTGCCATTTCCACATCCGAAACCTCTGCAACAAGTTTCATCAGAATATCTCGCTGTTCTTTCCATTTCAAAGAAGAGAAATACTGCGGATTTGTCAGCATCTTAAACATTTCCTCGCTCTGTGCCAGATTTGAAACATAGGCTTTGAAATCAGCTTCACTCTTCGGATAACCGTCAATCTCAAATGAATTGATATTTCCTTGCAAAGTAACGGTGTCGGTACCGCGCTTCTTAACCCAATTCTGTTTCTGAACCTTGGAAAGTTCTACTTCCTTGCCGTCTACATCAAGAACTGCTACAACCTTGATTTCTACATTATCAATGCGGTGTCCATCCTTATCCAGCGGTCTGACATTGAATTTTTCCTCTCCGGCACTGTTCTTGTTAAAAAGCAACCATGTGAACGCATCAAAAATTGTAGTCTTACCTACCGCATTCTGCCCTTTAATACTTGTCTTATTTGAAAAATTCACATCAAGGCTCTTAATACCTTTAAAATTCTCCATATGTAACGATTTTAAAATCATTCGCATTATTACACCCCCACGATTCCTTTTATTGATAACTCGTATGTAACTTTTTCCACAACGCGACCATCTTTACACGTTTTCTTGTATCTCCGGCTCTGTAATCTGCCGTATGCACTCACCGCATCGCCTAAAGCAAGCGAGTCCGTATATTCTGCACACTTTCCCCATGTGATGCAAGTAATCAAATCCTCTTTTCCGTTTTCTCTTACGTTTTTGAGTTTCACATCACAGATTTTACGACCGAGCGGCGTTTCTCTAAGTTGCTTTTCCTCGATAATTCCGTCAAGACTTACTTCATTCAAAGGGCTATCATCCTCTGGTTTTGTGATTGTATCAGCCATAACATATGTAAGAATGGCTTTCCCAGCCCCTGTTTTTACGTGCCGGGTAATTATCTTTCCCTTGACACATACCGTTCCGCTGATTTCTGTATCGCTGATTTCTTTGTCGAACAGTACCGGAAGCATATCCGCAATACCGCTTTTTCTTTCAACTCCGATAAAGAATTTATAAAAAATCTTACCGTTTGATTTATGACTTTCCCTTGGTGCTGATACAACATCACCGATCAGTGTTATTTTGTTCTCCATTGCTTCTCCTTTCCATTTCTCTGTCAAGAACCTTTTCAAAGTCCTCTTTATCGTCTTGTTTCTTTCGTTTCCCTGCCAAAAGTTCAGCAAGCATACGCTTTTCTTTCGTGGAACATCTTGTGCCACTTATATACACAACGCCTACCATGCATCCTCTCTCATTCTGCGTTTTCTCTTAATTCGCTTGTCAAGTTCGTCTCTCTTTCGGTCTACTTCCGACCAGTAATACATGATTGCCGCAATTACTGCCCCGGCTACAAATTTAATAGCCGCCATATTCCCGGCTGTGCCCTCACTATCCATATAGCACGCGGCAACCAAGGAATACTCCATTGCCACCGCACCTATGATGAATTGGATTACTTTTTTCATCTGATTTCCCCTTTCGTGCTATATAATAAGGAAACAACTCATTCATTATGTGCATTCGCGCATGAAATCTGTTCCTGCAAGAACACTGGTGCTGTATAGCAATCAATAAACTCATGTG